GTTGTAATTGATAGCTGGAATAATGTTTCTAAATACATTGATATTTGCAATTCATTTTTTATTTTTGATGAGGACCGTGTGACTGGATATGGAGCATGGGTTAAATCATTTTTAAAAATAACTAAATCTAATGAATGGATAATACTAAGTGCTACAGCAGGTGATAAATGGACCGATTATATTCCGGTGTTTATAGCAAATGGTTTCTACAAGAATAAAACCGAATTTATGAGAGAACATTGTGTCATGTCAAAATACACTCAATATCCAAAAGTAGAAAAGTATTTAAATACTGGAAAACTTTTAAGATTGAGAAATGAGATACTGATACCAATGAACTTTATAAGAGAAGTCCAAAAGCATTCTGAAACTATTTGGTGTGATTATGATTTGTTTAAGTATAAACAAGCGGGCACTTTTAGATGGGATCCGTTTAAAGATATTCCAATAGCTAATGCGAGTGGGATGTGCTCGGTATGGAGAAAAATTGTTAATAGCGATAAAAGTCATATAGATAATCTTCTCAACTTGTTTAGATACCATAAAAAAATTATAGTATTTTACAATTTTGATTACGAATTAGATTTGTTAAAGTCGGCTCCGTATTCATTAACAGTTGAAGGAGATGTGGCCGTTGCTGAATGGAACGGGCATAAACATGATCCTATTCCAGATACGGAAAATTGGGTTTATTTAGTAAACTATATGGCCGGTGCTGAAGGATGGAATTGCACTTCTACGGACACAATGATATTTTACTCGGATTCGTATTCGTATAAAACCATGGTTCAAGCAGCAGGAAGAATAGATCGTATGAACACTCCGTATAAAGATTTATATTACTATCACCTAAAAACAAAAGCGCCAATAGATTTGGCCATATCAAGAGCTCTTAAAAATAAGAAAGATTTTAATGAAAGGAAATTTATTAACTGGTAAAGCAAAATGTCAAATCATGATTATTGTATTATTTGTGGTGAAGATATTTCTGATTCAGGAAGACAAGTATGCATAGCATGTGAAAAATATTACGGCCACCTTAATAGAAATAAAAAGAAAAATAAGCACGAATTTGATAGGCTTGAAGACAAAACGCGGTATAAACGAGGCTCAAGAAAAAAATGAAAATCGATAAAAGCAAATTAAAAATGAGTATATGATATGAATGCGAATGATTTTAAAGATGTTTTTTATAACGCGGAAGGATACTATAGTCCTACGGAAGGAGTTGCAATTATGAGAGTAACAAAAGAGCAAGAACTGAAAGAGGAAGAAAAAAAAGTATCGGAGCTAATAAAAAATATTAAATCAATAGCTAAATTAGCTGGTTATAAAATATCGGGACGTATAGTTTTAGTCAATGAAAAAACGAAAAAAGTTTGGAAATGAACTAATAAGTAGTGGCCAAATATTTTTTAAAAAGTGGCCACTGGCCAAATATTTTTGGGTTTTGAAGATATTTTAATTTTTTAAATATGCATTTTTCTGAAAAAAAGTGGGCTTTGGCCAGTTTTTGGCCAGATATTTGGCCAGTAAAAATTTCCTGTTTTTGGGAAAAAATACGAAAAAAATGCTAAAAATACGGCATTTTTAATAGATTTTTCCCGTTTTTGGGAAAAATTTGTGTGTATTTTTGTTTACTGGCCAAATGGCCACTTTTTTCTTTAATTAATTGCGAATAAAAAATAATAGTATATATATAATTAAGAAAAATATTTGGCCAATTGGCCAGTGACTGAAAAATGTGTTTTTAAATGTTGTTTGAGAGGGTTCAGACGACGTGAAAGATATTTTATGCAAATTTAGAGATTCGCGAGAAAAACAATCTCTTTAATGAGGAGAATAGGAATATGTGTCGCATATTTATCATCTTCTATAACTTTTTTAGAAACGGGAACTTTTGAAATGAAAAAAGAAAAGGAATTTCAGGCTTCATTAATAAAAGAATTAAAAGATATTTTCAAAGATTGTATTGTTATGAAACTGGATTCCGGGTACATTCAAGGAATACCGGATCTATTAATTCTTTGGAAAGACAAATGGGCGACATTAGAATGCAAGATGTCCTCCGATTCAAAAAAGAGGCCAAATCAGGATTATTATGTTGGACTAATGAACAAGATGAGTTTTTCAAGATTTATTTGTCCAGACAACAAGGAGGAAGTTTTAAATGAACTTCAACAAGCATTCAAATTGCGAGGGTCAACACGCATTTCTAGGAGCAAGTAAATACCATTGGATAAATTACGATGAAGACAAACTCGTAGACTCGTATTCAAGATATTTAGCTACTGAAAGAGGGACCGTGCTTCATGAGTTCGCCGCTCAATGTATTAGACTTAATCAAAAATTGCCAAAGTCTAGTAAAACATTGAATATGTATGTTAATGATGCTATAGGGTTCCGCATGGTTCCAGAGCAAGTTCTGTATTATTCAGAAAACTGTTTTGGAACCGCGGACGCTATAGCATTTAAAAATGGAATGCTTAGAATTCATGATTTGAAAAGCGGAGCAATTCCAGCTCATATGGAACAATTGATGATTTATGCATCTTTGTTTTGTCTTGAGTATAGAAAGAAGCCGGCTGAAATAGAAATGGAGTTGAGAATATATCAGTCAGATGATATATTAATATGCAACCCAACAGTTGAAGATATTTTGCCAATAATGGACAAAATAATAACGTTTGACAAAATTTTAAAAAAGCTGAAACAAGAGGAGGAATAATGTCGTGAAAAACACGTTTGGTTCTGTAGCAGAAGATATTTTAATGCATTATGGTGTTAAACGTCGTTCAGGACGTTATCCTTGGGGATCTGGAGAAAATCCGTATCAGCATAGTGGAGACTTTCTAGCTAGAGTAGAGGAATTAAGAGGTCAAGGATTAAGCGAAAAAGATATTTGTGAAGCCCTTGGCATGACTTCGACAGACTTAAGAATGCAAGAAAGAGTTGCCAAGCATGAAAGAAGGGAACTCGAAGTTGCAAGAGCCAAATCTTTGAGAGAAGATGGACTCAATCCTTCTGAAATAGCAAGAGTTATGGGATACAATAATGAATCGTCTGTACGAGCATTGCTAAATGAATCGACAGCGGCCCATAAATCACAAGGAAAAGTCACTGCAGATATTTTAAGAAAAGAGCTGGAAACAAAAGGAATGATAGATGTTGGTGCCGGAGCAGAAAAAGAACTTGGATGTTCACAGCAGACATTGAAAGAAGCACTTTTCATTTTGGAAACAGAAGGATACAATGTTTACGGAATAGGAATACCGCAAGTTACTAATCCCGGAAAACAGACAATAACTCCGGTTTTGACTAAAAAAGATATTTCTTATGGCGAAACGTATAAAAACATGGGAGATATCCAATCCGTTGGAGACTATCATTCTATAGATGGCGGAAATTCTTATACGAAAGTAGAGTATCCATCGAGCATCAATTCTTCAAGAATTTCTATAAATTATGGAGATGAAGGGGGAACTGCTAAAGATGGTGTTATCGAGATAAGAAGAGGAGTAAAAGATCTTGATCTTGGAAACTCTCATTATGCTCAAGTTCGAATACTTGTCAATGGAGATCATTATTTGAAAGGCATGGCTATGTATGCGGATGATCTTCCAGAAGGTAAAGATATTCGTTTTAACACTAATAAAAAATCAGGAACACCGATTGAAAAGGTTATGAAACCGATAAAAGATGATCCTGACAATCCGTTTGGAGCGTACATAAAAGCAAATGGTCAGTCTTATTATGATGATCCAAATGGAAAATTTATTAATCCCGAAACGGGAAAAAAAGCATCATTAAATGCTATTAACAAGATAAAAGAAGAAGGCGATTGGGATAGTATGAGCAAAAATCTTTCATCTCAGTTTTTATCAAAACAGCCAATGAAGTTAATTAAACAGCAATTGACATTAACTTATGATGATGCCGTTTCAGATTATGAAGATATTTGCAATTTAACTAATCCTACAGTAAAGAAAAAGATGTTACTTGATTTTGCTGATGAATGCGATTCCGCGGTAGTTCATTTAAAAGCAGCCGCGTTGCCTCGCCAGTCAACACAAGTAATTCTTCCGTTAACTGGTATCAGCGATAAGGAAGTTTATGCGCCAAACTATAAAAATGGAGAGCAAGTTGCGCTAATAAGATATCCGCACGCTGGAACATTCGAAATACCAGTATTAACGGTAAATAATAAGAATAAACAAGGTAAAGATATTCTTGGAAATGTAAACGATGCCGTGGGAATAAACCCTAAAACTGCAGAAAGACTTTCTGGTGCGGATTTTGATGGGGATCAGGTTGTTGTAATACCAATGAACAATAAGGTAAAGATAAAATCAACCAGAGCACTTCCGGGTCTTAAAGATTTTGACCCAAAAACTGAATATGCGATTCCAGAAGGCAACCCAAATCATGTTAAATTGATGACTAAAGCCCAAACACAAAAACAGATGGGAATGGTATCAAATTTAATTACTGATATGACTCTTGCTGGAGGAGCTACTGAATCGGAATTTGAAAGAGCCGTTAAACATTCTATGGTTGTTATTGACGCCGAAAAACATAAATTGGATTATAAAAAATCTGAAAGAGATAATGGTATTGAGGAATTAAAACAAAAATATCAAAAACACGTAAACGATGAAGGATATGGCGGAGCCGCTACACTTTTATCTAGAAGAAAGCAAGATATTCGTATTCCTGAAAGACAAGGAAGTGGAATTATAGACCCTGAAACAGGAAAAATATCATATAAGGAATCTGGAAGAACTTATAAAGATAAAAATGGAAATACTGTTTTAGCCACTCAAAAAGTTAAACTTCTTAATGAAACAGAAGATATTTTTACGCTGTCTTCTGGAACACCTCAGGAAAATGCATATGCTGATTATGCGAATAAAATGAAAGCCCTTGCTAATGCTGCTAGAAAGGAATATAAAGCCACCGGCTCAATAAAATATTCTCCATCTGCTAAAGAGACATATCAGCAAGAAGTAGATCATTTAAACGCGCAGCTAAACACCGCCCTCCGTAATGCTCCAAAAGAACGCCGGGCTCAAGCAATCGCTAATTCTCAGGTTAAGGCTAAAATTCAGGAAAACCCCGGAATGGATAAAAAGGATATCAGGAAAGCTAGTCAATTGGCGATAAATAATGCTCGTATAGCTGTCGGTGCAAGCGGAAAAGAAAGCCGTATACAAATATCGGACAAGGAATGGCAGGCCATACAGGCTGGTGCAATAACAGATACCAAGCTTTCTCAAATACTTAGGTACGCCGACCCAGATAGAGTTAAAGAATTAGCAACGCCCAGAACTACTAATGAATTGTCTCAAGCTAAGAAGAACAAGATTAAGTCAATGGCAGCTTCCGGCCATACAAATGCGGAAATAGCAGAAGCAATAGGAAGATCGGTATCTACTGTATCTAAGTATTTATCAGGAAAAGAAGGAGAGTGATTAGTAGATGAGTAAATGTATGTTAACTACAATTGACAATCCGTATGATCCTTTTGAAGAGTTTGACAAATGGTATCGATTCGACACTGATAAAGGATACAATTCGTGTTCTTATTTGGACCGCGTCTCTGCAACTTCGGACCAAATGTCAGAAGAAGAGAACGATCAAGAGATTGAAAGAGCAATAAATGAAATAATAAAGTACGATTTCATGAACATTTACAAAAAAGTAAAGCAAAAACAGACTTAATCTTCGTGTTTTTTCGCCTTTCTTAGGTTGAATATACCCACAGATGGTCCTAATTGACACCCCCGGGGGGCCTGCAGAAAAAGCACCCCCCGGCGTCAT